GCATCGGAGTTTAAGTTTTGTATCGCCACGACTCCTATACTCGCCGACAAAACCAAGAAATTCATAATCAAGTTTTTTACATTTTTCAGTAACTTGTTTTTTAATTTTTTCGGGGGAATGTTTTCTCCTTACATTACAACCAGGGCATCCGTTCCTTCCACACATAAACTTCTCATAAGATGTTGTATTCCATTCACTTCCGCATTTATTGCAATGAAGCTTCAGTTTTACCTTGTTGTTTGTATAGACATTATCCTCGTTATCAAAACCAAGAAATACGTAGTTCAAATCGTTGCACCGTTCGTTAATCCTGGCGATGGCTTCTTCATTTGTTAATCTTATTCCGTTCATAATCAGTACTCTTATACCTACACCATAAATATAACAATAAAACGGAAAAAGTCAATAAAATGAAAAAAAGGAGCTATATACCTATTGTTCAAAAACGGACTAATTAAAAGCCGTAGGTTTTACGCCTACGGCTTATTTTGTTTCAACACTTTTTGTCATCCACACGAACTGTGGGTTTTCTTCATCATCGGTTAAATCTGAATAACCGTGCCTGCCGTACCACCGATGAGCAAATGAGCCTTTCTTCACTTTCAGCCCTATTGTTTTAGCACCCATTTCTTTAGCCACATTGTCGGTAGCATCCAAAATACAGTTACCATATCCTTTCCCACGGTTTTCCTCACTAACGAAGACATTTGACAGGTAAACTGTTTCAAAATCATCGTCGTAACGATATATGGCAAACCTAAATGAGCCGTCAGTTGAGTTCACATACCATACGTCGCCGAAATCAGTTTTTTTATGTGTCGTTACTGTATTCATATCTAATCGTTTTCTCCTTTCAACTAATCTTCAGTAAGATACTCCGTTTTCGTGGGCAACAAGTATATAGTTCCCAAAAAACACACCTTGAAGTGTGCTTTTTTAATGTTTAATCGTTATTTGTTATTTTTTGCCCAATTTCCTTTTCATATTCATTATTCAACGAATTGATTGACTCCTCCATATTCAAAGCGAATGTAGCGTTTTTAAATGCCGTATCTCCAGTAGTTGAGCGATAGCAATTAATTGACGTATTAATCATATCATAAGATTTTGAAAGACTCTTCTTTGAAGTATATAATCTGTTGTCAAAACCATAACTCTTTGCATATGAAGCGTCGGTAATATCCGTTCCAAGATACATGAATGACCAACTGTACTTCTCCTCCTGGTGCTTAATCATTTCCTTAACCTTGTCAAAAGAATATTCAACAGATGAATTCTCTTCCCCATCAGTCATAATAACGATGAGGTTCTTTTCCGGTTTCTCCGCCTCGTCCATCGCGTCAAGCCACTTACCAATTTCATCAACAGCCGTACCGATTGCGTCGTTCATAGCGGTACATCCACCAGGACGATATGATTTTTCGTCAAGATACTCAACATCGTTAACGTCCTTTCCAATATAAATCTTACTTACCTTACTGGCAAACTTGTAAAGCGAGACAGCACACTTACCGTCCTTGTTCGCCCTTTGTTCATCAACTATCTTTTTGAAGCCACCGATGATGTCATTCTCGGTACCTGACATGCTTCCGCTTTCGTCAATTATGAAGCATACGTGGATAAAATTCTCTTTCATACTGTTAAATGTTTTTCTAACACAATATCACATATTTCTATATTAAAGTCAAGCAATCAAAAGCAACATAAATCTATTTTACCGACTATTTATGTAAAAATAGTATACAGAGGATAATGAGCCGAAAGACTATCATATTAAGAGAAGACCAGTTTAATGAGATTTGTGGCGTAAACACCGCTTATCTTGACAATTCCAGTGATTATGCTGAGGATGGTCTTACGACAACGAAGACTGGTGGAGCTGTAAATAACGGTGAGGGTCAGAAAGAATATTCTGAACCAATGACAACCGATGATTACGCACACGAACTTGCTCCGGAGACGTTATTCGCCTTATTGTTTAGAAACGGCGGACATGGACTCTGGGGACATTGGGGTTCCGGATTAAGGGCTAAGGAACTGACTGAAAGTAAAAAAAAACTCCAGGAAAGCAATAGTGAGCTAGAGGGGAGGTCTTGGAACGGTGATTCATACACAAATCTTACAACGAAAAAAACTGAATTGAAAAAGATGTTGAATGCGCTTGTTCAACAGAATGCCCCAAAACAGCAAATCCAGAGAGTGAAATCGGCATTGGCTGGCGTATGCGCAATACTTGACAGAGAAACAGGGGCAATAAGGCAAAGGAAAACAACCAGGAAAAACCTTGGCTTTGAGAATCAGTTCCAGAAAGCCGGTGGAAAGAAGAATAGCGGAAACGGAAAGGCTCACTCAAAGAAAACGAAAGACCCAAATGTAGGTACTGGGTATATAACCTACGCATAATGAATAGATTATAATTAAAGATATGCAGACTTGTTTGGAAAAAAGAGGCATTCCCGCAAGAGCAAGTGCCTTAACAAGAAACGATTACAACATTCACGACCAGTACTCTGAGACGCATAAGGACGCTCTCAGTGATGGCGACCCTCAAGGTAAAGGTACGGGATACGGCGGACATACACACTCTGTGCCTGATTGCAACCTGCCTACTTCAATGATTAACTACTCAAATTTTGACACTGACGGAGGTGGTGGTCTCTATGATATCAAGGGACGCAATGAAATCGGTGGCCGTGAGAGGCTTATGGCAATAAGTATTTACAATAAGGAGAACGCATACGGCCCAGCCCTTGTGGATACTTCACTTAACGTTGCTGACGGACAGATTGTGGTCTAAAAATGAGTTTATTAAGGGAAATACTTTCAGAGTCATTCCTTTTAAGGGAAGATGCCTCCGTTGATGCAATAAACAATGCGGTAAATAATATGCACCCGGTAAGGATTGTCTATAACGGACCTTCCGGAGCCGGTAATGGTGAAAGAATTATTTACCCGGTTGCTTACGGCATTTCAACGGCTGGTAATCCTGTCGTACGCGCATTCCAGCCGCAAGGCTCCACATCTTCTGAGGTTCCCGCTTGGAAATTCTTTAGAATTGACAGAATAAAACGCTGGGATAATGATAATTCAAGGACGTTCAATCCGGAAGAACTTAATGGATTCAATGAAAATGGGGATGAGCAGATTGAAACACTTTACGCAATATCTCCAATTGGAAACGCTCAACCACAGAAGCAAGCGGAGAAACGGCCGGAAAAACCTGAGGAACCGGAAAAGATTGTTACCGGGCACCCAGTGAGGAAAGGTGAGGTTGATAACGGCGGTGCTGACAAAAATACCGAGAGGGAATACTATACCGCCAATGATGCTGTCCGTGATATCCTCCAAACATCAAATCCAAAAATAGGTCAAACCCAGGATAAAAGCATTGACAAAGTCGCTGGGCAAGATTATAATTCAAAGGAGACACAGCCTGTTCGTGACGCTGTTCCAGTTACTAAAACTGATATTGACCCGAATGCAGCAAATGAGCCGAGTGACAGGAATCCGGACCTCTATGGAAATGACGGACCGGTTATGAAAGACGACCTGACACCTGAAACTGGAAACACATTGACAAATTCATTCAATGATATGACGAACAGGATGAATAATCTTTATAATGACAAAGAAGAGGAGAACATATAATGGCAGCGTTAAGCGAAGACGTACTTAAAAAACTTATAACACCAAACGCAAAGGCTCTGAGCAGTCCGAAGGGTGACAAAATCATAGATGAAGGTCGTACCGGGAACCTTGATGAGTTTGATGACAGCATGTTCCTGGCCGAGACGTATAATGAGCCTGGTGAAATGAACCAGGCAAAGACCAGAGCACTTACAGATTATTCAAGCAATGATTTCAATCCGGAAAGGGTAAAGAATACTAGAATGAGTTCTGCTATCCTTGAAGACATGGTAAAGCATCCGATTGACACCACGGCACTTAATGCCCAGATGCTTGAAAGCGCGGCTGGAGGTAATCCGGCAAACAACGACCGCCTTATGAAGATGGTTTCAGCGGCGAAAAGGGTTGATGCCAGGGCCAGTGAACTCGATGGAAAGGGTATGCCAAAAAGGCAGATTAATGAGCAAGTAAGTGTCGGCGGCGGAATTGACTACACACTAATAAAGACAATCGTTAATGAATGCATTGAGGCGAAATTTAATGAAATGGCTCAGCGGGGTCTCTTGAATGAAGGAACAACCATAAAGGGAATTGGTTTGAGCAACGGAAAGATAAAACTTGTGGACAATAAGGGCAACGTCTTCTCGGCCAAACTTGAATACCAGGGGAATACAAAAGACAAGAAATAGGGGAGACGGTAAATCTCCCTTTTTTTATGCGTTATGGAAAAGAAGTATTTGTTAGTTAATATAGAAGATGTAAAGAACGGGGTTTCTATAAATTCCGATGGTGCTGAGATTGTCTATGTCGTTGACAGTCCGTTCAAACAATATCTTTTTGATGAGGCTATTAAGGAAGAAAGGACTGAAATTACTGACAGGGAAGAGTTTGACTGGGATATTGAGATTTATAAACTTTTGAAACAGAGCACTTACCTTGGATTTGATAAAATAAAAATTTCAATTTTATCCGGATGGTCGGGAGAATTTACTTCAGAGGAGGCAAAGACGATTTGTGAGATGTACGAGAAAAAAGTAATGGATATTGACGAACTTCTGGATGAAATCAAGAAGAGGATTGAGGAGAGCAAGAAGGAGCCAAAAATTGTTGTATATACCTGCATAACTGGCGGATATGATAATATTTTGGAGCCATCTTTTGTTACACCAGGAGTGGATTATATATGTTTCACGGATGACCCCACACTCAAGAGTAAGACGTGGAAATTTAGACCGATACCGAGCGAGTTGCTTTCATTTTCAAAGGTTAAGCAACAAAGGGGCGTTAAGATGCTGGCTCATAGGTATTTAGCTGATTATGACGTTAGTGTTTATGTCGACGGCTCGGTAGTCGTACGTGGAGATATAAAAGAATTTTTGAGAACATTGGATTTTTCTTTATATAGTGTTTTTATACCTGAACACCCACAAAGAAAGTGTATATATGCCGAGAAGGATGCCTGCGTTAAGATAAAGAAAATAACAGGTGATGCGGTTGTATTAGCCGAGAAACAAATGAAAAGATATAAAAGCGAAGGTTACCCTCAAAATTTTGGGCTTGTACAGGCAAACATTATTGTTAGAAAACATAATGATGACTATTGCAAGGTACTAATGAAAGAATGGTGGGAAGAATTTAAAGAAAATACCCCAAGAGACCAGCTTTCTTTTAATTATATATTGTGGAAAACTGGAAGTAAAAAGTTTAAATACTTGCCTAAAACAACTTGTAATTCTAAAACATTCAATTGGTTAAAAGCACATAAAAAGAAATAATATGGAAACTACTGAGTTTAAAAAATACACAGAATATAAGGATAAACTGTTGGGTTTAGCAAAAAGAATAGGTTTTAATCTTAATTTGGACAATCCTAAAACCATTCAAGATAAGTTAAATTGGCTTAAAATATATGATTCAACGCCATTAAAAACAAAATGCGCAGATAAAATAAAACTGCGTGAGTATTGCAAAGAAAAAATAGGCGAAGATTTATGCATTCCTATTCTTTTCGTTTATGATAAAACTGATGATATTGATTGGAATAAACTCCCTAATCGATTTGTAATAAAATGCAACCATGGGAGCGGAATGAACATAATTGTAAAAGATAAGGAAAAAGCAAATAAGATTGATATCGTTAAAAAATTAAACACCTTTATGAAAGATGATTTTGCATTTCATGTTGGCTATGAGATGCATTATCATAATATTCCGCATAAAATATTTGTTGAAGAATATATGACGGACGATAAGCAGTCTGCGTCTTTATTGGACTATAAATTCTGGTGTTTTAATGGCACTCCTAGGTTTATGACCGTTAATGATGGAAATGGACATGGCAGGATGAATTTTTATGATGTAAATTTCAATAAAATAGATTTAGAAAGAACCGATTTTAAGGCGATGATTACCTCACCCGAAAAGCCAAAAACATTTGAAAAGATGCTTGAATATGCCAAAATTTTATCAAAAGATTTTAAATTTGTGAGGGTTGATTTTTATGAGATAGCTGGAAAATTGTTTCTTGGTGAACTTACTTTTACCCCAGGAGCTGGCTTTTTTAAATTTAAGAACCCCGAAAATGATAAAAAAGTCGGCGACATGCTTGTTTTGGGTTTAAATCAAGAACCATTAAAAAAAAACGTTTTGATAGTGCATTATAATACTCAAAAAATAACCGAAGCCTGTATAAAGAGTATAAATAAACACATGAATAATTGTCAAATCTACATATTTGACAATAGTGATAAAACACCGTTTAAAAATACATTTTCTAATGTAATCGTTATAGATAATACACGTGGCCAGGTTATCGACTTTGACAAGATTATCAAAAGTCATGCTGAATTTTATAACAAAAAAGCGACAGACAATAATTTTGGTAGTTTTAAACATTGTATAAGTGTTGAAACCGCTATGAATCTTTTAGGGAAAAATTTTGTTCTTCTAGATTCAGACGTACTCATTAAAAATAACTTTTCATCTCTTTATGATGTTTCTAAAATTTTTGTAGGAAAGTTGGAAAAAATGCCGCGTTTCAAAAAAAGAGTTGAGCCTTTTATGGTTTTTATTAATACAGAAATGTGTAAAAAAAACAATGTGCATTTTTATAATGAGAACCGAATGTGGGGATTTTATAATACATCTGGAGAAAACTATGATACGGGATGTTGGTTTTATGAGGCTTGTACAAAATTCCCCAAAAAAGAAGTTAATACAAGCCTTTACATGGAACATTTTAGGGCGGCAAGTTGGTATAAGGACGCAGTAGAAAAACAAAAATACAGAAAAATATCACCAGAATTGTGGCTAGACAGACATAAGAGTTTGTGGTATTCAAAAGATGACGCTGGAGAAAAGACAATCAAGGAAAATAAATTTATAATTTCTAAAACTAACTTTTTTGATATTTTTAACCACATATATTGCCTCCATTACCTCCCGGCATCAGACAGACTTCCTAAATTAAAGGAAGAACTGAAACGTGTCGGCATAGATGAGAATGCGGACTATTTCTCTTGGGTCTATGATTACCCTACGCCGTTGCTTGATAATATATATAAAGATAGCCGTTTAAATATGAACACGGCCCTGAAATCTTCAAGCAGGGAATACATCAAGCGGGTGTCAATGAAGCACTATGAAATTGCTAAGGAAGCATATGCTCTTAATTACGAAAGGATACTCATTCTTGAGAACGATGTAAGGTTTCATAAAGACCTTGACTATATAAGCACAATGCTTTCAAATATACCGGATACCGACGTAGTTATGTTTGACAAGATGGTGTGTTCTGCACCATCGGAGGATATCAAATATAAAAGATATGTAAAAACGCTACCGGAAGATGCATTGTATGGCGATATGAACGAATCCGGTGTGTTTTTCATTTTCTGTTCTTGTTATGCACTGAACAGAAAAGCGATGAAACATATAATTGACGCTCATGAAAAGAATTTATTGCCGCCAGATACGCCATTAAATGATAAGACTTTAACTGGTTCGTTCGCCGTAATTAATTTGGCAATCCAAGACCCGAAACTCAAAACCAGAAAAACAGAAACCTACGACAAGATTGGGCTTAATACGGGTGTTTATGGACCTGTTTCCGATGAAGAGAAGGTTGTTAAAAACGACTCTAAGCCTAAACAAGTAGCAAAACCACAGCCACAGCCAGCACAACAAGCGAAGCCAAAACCAATTATTAAACCCAAAGCACAAAAGCAAGATATTTCCCCAAAGGTCGTTTTTAGGGTACCAACAAAACCTCAGTTAAAAAAGAAAATTGAAGTGGATACGAGCAAGAAACCGACCCAGGAGGAACAGGTTGTAAAACATACAAAGCCGATTGTAACAAGATTTGTTAATTCAAAAAAATCAACCCACTCAAGAAATATTGTGGGAAAGTCGACTGGTTTCAACAAACTATATGATGTATGACCTTGATATTAACCTATCAAGGTTTTATTTTTATGTAAAATAATGCATTATGAAAAACAGAACAGTATATGAGGTATTGGATAGCGTTATGGAAAACTATTCATACACCATTGAAAAAGAAGGAAAGAAGGTAAGCCTGTCCGGAAAAGTTTACATCAGTAAAATTGATGTAACTGTAACCCATGAGAAGACATTCTATCAGCACGGGGACCCTAATGACAGTTATAAACTTGAAAACGCAATCAAGACATTCAAGGAAGAACTGAAAAATAAGGTTGCTGAAATCATAAAGAGTCATGCAGAAGAACTTACGGATGACGAAGCAATGATTGACAAGCTTCTCTATGAGGTGAAGAGGTTGACAGAAGAAGTTGAGAGAACAAAAGAAGAACTTGCGCTTGCCAACCAGAAGATAAGTCAACTTGAATTTGAAAAGTTGGTGCAGCCATACCAACCTTATCCGTGGACAACTCCTAACCCAGCGTCAACGGGAACAACACCTTGGGATAATCCTAACCCTTGGTCAACAGGAATAACATGGGAAACGACAATCGGTGACCAGCCGGGTTGGATGGATAAAAACAACATAACTTGTTCAACGGGTGAAGGAAATACTAGCGCGACATATGGAACCGTGGATGATGTACGTTTCAATACGTCAGAATATAGGAAAAGAAATCCAAAGAGATTCGGATAATAAAATGGAGAGGTTAAGCTTCCGCTTCCTCTCCATTCTCGTTTTCCTTTGCATCTCTTGCATCAAGCAGGTCGTAAATTGTCATAATTACGATATCCGGGTATGTCTTGTCCACAAAGTTGCTCGTAACAGGGTCAAAATCAACCAGTTTCTTTAAAGAGTTCGGAATTTCTCCCTCGTCCTCAAACTTATCAAAGTCTTCTCCTGTCATCTTGCTGATTGCCTTTTCAACCTCTTCTCTGATGTGGTCAATGCCAAGTTGCTTCTCCCTGGCCATCCTATCATCGTAGTCCTTGACAATCTCATCCCAATTCATGCCGCACTCACTAAGGAACGGAATCTTGAACTCCGGGTGTGCTTTCCAGAACTTGATTTCCTTGTCTTCCATCGTCATAAGCTGTTCAAAGGTGTCCTGGTCTCCCTCATTGTTCGGCTCTCCGCTTGAAAGCTTTGACTGGTCCTCCGTAAAGTAAGGCTTGTCGGAAGGATTGTTGATGAGAATCTTGTCACGGATTTCCTTTGAGAAGCACACAAGGAGCGGCTTGATTCTATTGTTGAACTGGCTGATGTATTTCGGAACGTTATATTCCATTCCAGGTACATCCTTACAGAAGATATCCTTTTCAGAATCAACCATATCACGAGGCAGAAGCATTGCGTTAAGGATAATCTCGGTTTCAACCTCAACTTCTGGGTGATATTTCTTCACATACTGGTCTAATGTAAGTGGAATGCCATCCTCAATTGTCTTTGTCTTCGGTGCGGCTTTCCATTCCTTCTCAAGTGCCACCCTGCAGTCCATCTTGTCCCCGAATAAGCCACCGTTCATGTAATAGTGTGTTACTTTCTTCACATCACTTTGAGACTTTGACTTTCCGGTATTGATATAGAACAGAGTCTCGCCAAGGTTCACATCAATGTTGTCCTTGATTGCCAGTTCCATCCAAGCCTGTCTTGATTTCGGACGGCCAGCCTTTGTTATGGTCTGACAATCGCCAATATAGTCCTGGATGCTCTTCTTGACCTTACCTCTGGACGCAATCTCCTTCAGTGGGATACGGTAGTTGTAAATCTTGTCAACATAGTCATAATACTCGTTGAGGAATCCTTGGCCGTCGTTGTTGAGCAAAAGACGGATGCCCTTGTCAAGGAACTTCTCAATATATTCCGGCATTTTCTTTGACTTGATTGTATTACCGACCATCTTGACATCCTCAGGATACGGCTTTTCAGGGAAGTAGTCAGCATAGTTCTTACGGGAGAAGTTAATGGTTGCAGAAACGATTTCATCAATACCGAGGCCCATCTTATTGACTGCATTGTCAGAGTAATGCATATCGCACATATAGGTATCGTTGAACTCCGCCACATCAGCCTCATAGCCGGTGTACTCCTTGCCTTTCTTGGTTTCACGAGACATACCGTTTGACACGTACGGATTCTCCTCTGTATACCTGTAAGTGTCAGGCAGTTTGAAATTAAAACCATCGGTGTCACCCACAATCGGCTCATATCCAAGCTTTGCGAAGTGACTAATCATAAGACGGAGACTCATTCGCCCGGTGCAAGTAGTTCTTTCGGCGCACACGATTGATTTCCAAGGGAACAGTGAACCGATGTTTGAACCGTATGAACCGAAGAACGAGTTACCAAGGACTTTCTGCTGGAGCTGTTTACCGTCATTGAACGAATAATCCTTTTGTGCGGTCTGATATTCAGTAAGTTCTTCCGGTGTGAGTTCCTGGCCCTTTGCAAGCTTCTTCTCATACTTTTCAACAACCTTACCGGCTTTCTTTTTCAGGCCCTTGGACACCTCACGAGTAGTAAGTACATATTCAAGGAACTTCAGCATCGTTCCCATCAGGTCCTTCTCATCTTCAATACCCCAAGTAAGGATAATGGACGGATACAGGGAGTTGTAGTCAAGCTTGATTACATTGTCAACGTAACCAACCTTAAGCAGTCGTGAAAGACCACCGGTAAACTTACCAGTGTTCGGCGCATCTGGGATTGCAAGACCATTCTCGTAACTCCAAGCCATAAGCAACGCCTTCCACTGGCCAGCTGTACCCATAGTCGTACACTTTTGGTAAGGAAGCGGAAGAATCTTACAGATAAGAAAGTTCGTGGCGTTGTACTTAAGCTCAACCTTATCGCATTCCCAAAGGTCATCCAGAAGGTACCTTTCAACAATGTATCTACCAGTAACCACCTCGTAACCGTCTTTCAATGGTTTCTTATCCGTGATTTCATACCACTTACCGTCTTCATCATTGAAAGCATAGTGCGCCTCGTTGTCGTTCCAAATGGTTGAAATCTTATCACCCGGAACATATACACGGTTCTTCTTAACGAGCTTTGCATACTTGGTTGCATACTTCAGGTCAGCCTTTTTCATGTTGGAATCAATGGCCTGTGCACGTCGGACCGCATGCAGACTATCCGTGATTACAGTGTGCGGTACAATGGTCGGGCGATACTTTTCAACCTCACCACCGAGCTTCAAGACATTCTCTTTTTGACTCTTGTAGATAGGTTCGCCGTTTAAATATTCTTTTGCCAACTCGTACATAGAGCTTCCGAGGCGTTCACAAGCCCCGATAAGCATATTCCAGTCAAAGTTCTCACTATTATGACCGGTGATTATGTCGGGTTTAAATATAGCAATGCAGAGCAGGAAATTACGAATTGCGTTCATCTCGCTCGCCGCCCTCTCTTCCTCTGTCGCGCCCTCAACGGCAAACACCCTTTCAAAAGTAAAAGTCTTTCCCTTGTATTTCACCGGCCTGTTGAACCTGACACCAATCTGTTCAATCTTGTCATTCTTCGTATCAAGTCCGGTGGTCTCAAGGTCAAAAATCATACGAAGTGTCTCATCGTAATCATTGTATCCCTTGAAATAGCGTTTTCCGGTGGAGATAAGGTACTGCTCCTCCGGGGTTGCGGTCAAATAATACTTGGCCTTGTTCTTTGCAAGTTCTTCCAGGCCATCTTTTCTGTCCCTATAAATCGGGTGGCCAGCTTCCTTGAAGAATTTGAGAAAGTCACTGTAAGACATCGGTCTGGTTGCATAGAAAAGGAAACAGTAACCACTTTCCATTGACTCAACCGCCTGTCCGTCATTGTTCTTTGTTGAAAGTTCCTTGACAAAGATTCCGTATTTACCCATCATCTTTGCCATACTGCCGCCACATATGTTGTTGTCCATAATGAACTTCTTCATCTTGACACAGACCTCTTTCTTGGCCCATACAAAAGGATAGAATGGACGCTCCGAAACACACTTATTATCGTCCTCATCCCTGTAATAAACCTTAACGAACGGGTCTCTGTAACTCGTGGTAATGTCAACAATTCTTTCTTCCGGGTCGTGTCCCTCCATAAAGGTTTTCACGGCCTCCATTGTAATTTCTTGTCTTTTAAATTCTTCCATATTTTTACTTGCTTGTTTGGCCATATCCTCTGACCGTTTCCAACCCTATAGTACGAAAAAAAATCCGTGGAAAACAAATTGACTCTTTTTATTGCCAGAGAGATATTTATAGCAGATAAGTGCCTCTTGTGGCGTTTTATGGCATATGAAAATTAGTGAAATAAGAAATAATTTGTTCGGTTTAGAAGACCTTAAGGGGTTGATAAACGAAAATATGTTTGACGAAGACGGACTTGGAAGAGCCGGGCTGGACTGGGGTGGTTATTTTAATAGTAACCCGGAAAGGCTTAAACTGAACTTCCTTCAAGCTATGGGTTTACCGAAGGCGCCTACAACACCACTTAGTATTGAACAGTTTGAGTCTATGGGTGGAGGAGAAAGTGAGATAAGAAAATATTTCGGAGATGAACAATTTGCTTCAATACTTAGTAATCCAATTAATTTTATAAGAGACAAAGGAGTAAAAAACACTTATGACAAGAGGCTGAAAGATTACAGAAAAAAGTTAAAAATTAATCAAGAGCCAAGTAAAGTCCAAGTGTTAGACATTCTTAGGGACCTTTTTAACAAAAATGGTGGAAACAGCATAGCCCCGCAAGCTGAGCCAAATTCAGAATACTTTGAGAGAATAATGAACGTGGCTCGTAAGGCTATAATGGAAGCTTTTAGCTCAGGTTTTAAAGACTTCAGTGAAACATATACTAACGAGAGCGGGGTAAAGATTACGGTTGACGTTGGTAATATATATGACCCGTTCCTTTTCTTCCTTTACCTGTATTATAAACTCTATTTTTCAGCAGGTTCTGGGACCGCTAATTATATACGTGCCAAAGCAGAAGAATATGAAAACAGGGTTAATAGTAGATATCCAGAGTATGCTGAAATTATAGCATGGGTTTTAAAACAATTAAGTGGTGGCAAATCAAATAATGAAATAGCTAGTGAAAGTTTAATACAGTTAGTAGTTGAAACATTTTTGGAGCCGCTCGGCCTGTATTTTATGTCAAAAATGAATGCAGAAGCCGCACAAAAAATATATGATAACGGAAGATTATATGATGTTTTGTTAAATTATGGGCAGACGTTCAGAGGGAAGTTCAATGTAAAAACATTAGCAAAGTATAAGAATACGGTAGGTGGGTTTATCTTAAAAGTATTATATGTTTTTATGATGACCCCAAGTGCCCCAATTGAAGAGGTAAAGGCTTTGTTTTGGAAATATATACCTGAAAAAGAATATGACTTTATAAGAAGCTGCACTTATCGTGCAAGATTTGTGGCGTTATATAATAATGGCAGAGAGAATGTTATTAACAAGCTGATTGAGCCAATTCTTAATGCGTTCAAGGCTTCTAACGTTAATGATATTTTTGATTTCTCACGCCCAGTATCCAAACTTGCGTTACGCAATGCCATTTTAGAAACAAAAAGAAATGGTATGGCGTTTAGCGATTTTGCCAACGTTGAAATACCAGATTTTGAAGATGAGGATAATTTAACACCATTCGAAGCATTTATCTTGTTTACGAAACAAGCAACTGAACTTTTATCCGAGAACGCAGTTAAATACTATGGTGGTTCTGACATCATAAATGAAGAAAATCTCTACAGGACAGCCGGAGAAGGCCTTGATATCTTAAACGGTGCCGAAAACAAACCAGGAGACATGAAGAAAAGGTGCCAAAGGCTTGAAGACATCTACAATGATGAAGAAAATGCTGACGAGTGGACTTTTTATGACTTGTTAGCAAAAGATTACTTTGGCGGCGATAAAACGCAAAGGGCAATATATCATTTTTTACGCGCAAATACTAATCCCGAAATTAAATGGATATATGAATATAACAGAAAAACACAGGAGGACAAAGAATTAAACCCGAAATCTATAGATATTCTGTGCGAGTATGGAAGTAAGAAGGCCGCGTTTGAATACCAAGGAGAGCAACATTTCAGACCACAAGGTGTAACACCGAAAGATGAAATTGAAAATGCAGAAGAGTCTCCAAATGTTAAGTTATTTAACAGTCTAAAAAATGAAATTTTTAAAGAATATTTAAAGCAGCATAAAAGCGGCAAGTGGGAAGTTGAAGAAATCTATAACCCAATTTTCCTTGAAGCGTATGAAAATAGTTTCAAGGAACTGGTTGGATTACCTTTTATGGATGTATATAAAGGTGAAATGAGTAGAAGTGGTTATCTTAGTAGCTTACCGGCGTACAGGAATTTAATTTCTGAATCAGCACGGGATAGGCAAAGAGATGTGACGGATATAATACGGTACACGTTCTGCTTACTATGCCGTTGGTATGGACTTAAGCTACCGGCAAAATTCCAAAATACTACTGTGTCTGAAAACGTTTTTAAACGCCCTAAACTTAAAACTGATGCTGTTTATTTGGGGTCACCATGGAGATTTAAACAGGAGCTCCACGTATATTTCGGAAAAATATCGGATAAGGAAAAGGCAGACTTAATTAAGAAACGCGGTTGGGCTGCAGCGTATATCTTACCACCAGAAGGAAGAGTTTCTGGCGCGGACTTTACGTTCACAAAAACACTTGCAAACCCAAGCAATGCCGTATTTACTTGGACGGATGGAGATAAACAAAATATTCTTAATTTTGCCGAAGAGATAGGTATACCGGTCATAAAAAGAGAGGAAGAAAGACCGACTGACTTGTTTGAACAAATCGTTAAAGAAATTCTTCGGAATTATAATCTTCAATAACGATTGCAAAGTTTTCAATACTGTGTCCCAAACACTCGTCAAGGTTATAGAGTGTTCCCGTGCGAATGTCTTCTACTATAATTTTCCCATCGTTTGTTAAGGCTACTGTATTGCTTGGCGTTGGGCTACTTTTTCTTGATTCGCCGAAAGGAGGATTGAACCAGAACTGTACTGGACTTGCGTGCCATCCGGGCCTATACACTTTTACGTAGCCACTTTCACGGTCGCCGCTTGCAAAGTCTTCATATTGATTGAGAAAATTAAGTATGATTGTCCTATCGTCTTCCATATTGCTATGTTTTAATCCTTTATAAATATTCCGAACTCACTCAAAACCCCTTGTACATGCTCAAAAGTATCCCCGAAGTAGAGAACCATTCTTCCCTTTTCGGGGTATTCTTCCATATTCTCTATGTCAATCCAGGAAAGCGCAATAATCCTTGCAATCGCGTATTCCATTGAGTAGCAATATGTTTCCTGTACAGTTTTTAGCGGGAACGGGATTTTAATCCTCACGACTTTGTTGTAAGTGCTTGCATCGGGGGTTATCTCTTCAGAAGAAACTAGTCCGGGTGTATTAACCTCCCAGTCAACACCCCAAACAATATCCGGAGTGTTGCTGAAGAACAAATCGTATTCATATGTTTGGTCCGTATTCTTACAAATAGGTTTAACAAATATCAGGACCTCGTCATTAGAATTCATTCGGGTCTAAATCATCGTCTGTATTATTATTAAGGTTGTTAATCAAATCGTTAACAAGGTTTTCATCATTTCTCTTAATCTCCTCAAAACCGAGATTAAGAAGTCCGCATTCGGTTATCTTTGTCTCAACCGTCTCGAGTTTTTCCCCGAACCCGAACTTCAATGGCTTATCTTTAAACATTATCGTGTTTTCGTCTATCTCACTGAAACACAACGGTATAATTCCGTCTATACAATCCTGCATTGAAAAGCAAGCGTTTTCCTTTGCTGTCATCAACTTGACGGGGGACACTATCTTGGCGCTTCTGGAGAGACAATTCGGGTCTGGGGCAAGTCCAGGAACGATGCAGGCTGGCGGAATATTGAAAAACTCTCCCCAAAGGCTGTCCGGGTCATACGTGAAGTCAAAACGGTACATATATTTCCTGTCCGTCGTTCTTCCTATCTCAGCCACAAATCCTAAATACTCCTCGTTCATATTTTTGTAGTAAAATCTATATCGTTTTTAGGGTTCCTGGCCGAATAAACCTCCGTTTGATAACTGTTTTCCCTCTTGTCAAAAATAAACCTGCACAGCCCGGTTTCTACGCCACCATCAGCGGTTCCATTGCAATAATAATTGAACTCATACTGTGCCTTCGCCCACAGGATTATGCCCATAAAATCCTCTCTGGTGTATTTTTCCTTGACGGGGAACCGTATGTCGCGCCTCGGGTCATAATAACTGAAATATTTCCCGTCAACAACCCTTTTTCCTAAAATTTCGTTCAACTCATTATCGAGCCAACAACCTTTCTTGAGATACCAAAGATTGCTGTTTCCTTTACAACGGAACGCAATGTCTTCAAGTGTAAATGTTTCTTCGTTTTTTGCAATTGCAGGTACGGTAGCCATTGCAGCAATACCGACACCAGCACCGAATAAACGCTTTAAAAATCCTCTTCTTTCCATTACTTTTCGTCTTCTTTCTTTACTATTTGATTTATAACCAATGATTTACGGAGAACAATATCCCACATCTTCTCATATTGTGTGTCCTTGAAAATCTGGTAGTAAATATCCACGTCCTTTGTCTGGGTAATCCTGTAAACCCTATCCTCAAACTGTATATCGTCGCCGGGAACATATGAGATGTTGTTGAAAATTACAATCCTTGCGGCGACTAAGTTTATCCCCACGCCAGCGCTAACGATATTCCCAATTAGAACTTTGACATTTGAGTCATTTGTAAATCTCTCAACATTGGCATCTTTTTCCTTCGCTGAGATTTTTCCGTTATAAATTACACACTTATCCCCGTAATAATCCCTTAACGCGTACAGTTCCTCATCGTAGCAGCAGGCAATGACAACCTTTTCGCCCTTGTCAATAAACGAGTCGGTCAGTTTGATTGTGTTCGGCACCATTTGATTTGATAGATACTTGCGGTAAATCGCACCCTCGAGAAGGTCCTTATTAACCTCTTTTGTCGGGTCAGCTTCCAATTGTGCCGCCTCATATTCCTCCCACAAACGATTATATTCCATAGTTTGTTCCATGTTGAGGTCATAGAACAATTCATGCACGGTTTTATTTGGTAGTCCTTTTAAATCTTCCTTTACACGGCGTAGGTATATGTGTGCTGTGCGGTCCCTTAGCTCATCTAGATTGCCCTCTCCGTTTGGAATTGTCATCATTCTTACGCTTTTCTTCACAATTTCGCGTAATTCATCTTTTTCGCTGTCGGTTAACTCGTACCAGGTCTTTTTACCGTGGTTTGCTATGAATTTATAACTGATAGCGTCTCGCTTAGCCTTTTCTTTCGCGTTTCTCGGTATTTCTATGGCATTACAATAGCGTTTGAGGTAGTATTCCCTATCATCAGCTACAGGGTCACCGATAAGTTGTAATAAGTTGAAATAATTTTGCGGGTTATTTGTAATTGGAGTTCCTGTTGCGAGATATACGCTGTCAGGCTTTCCTCTCTTTATCAAGTCACGAATTATTTTGTATCTTCCAGAAGTTGTGTTGCTTAATCTATGTGCCTCATCTATGATTATTAATGATTTTTTGCCAGAAATATATTGCAATAGCGGGCTGTTTTGATACGCAATGTTTATATTTTCCTTACTTCTCGTTTCAGGTATTTGATAAAATTCGTCCAATATATCGTAATTGACTATTACAAAACGATTTTCACCCCATTTTCCAACCTCCTTCGCTTCGTTTTGAAGTTCTGCTATGCTTAAACCTGATTTACCCTCCTTATAACCAAGGAATTTTTCCAATTCACCCTTGTTTTTATCAAGATATGACTCGATTATGGTGATATCCCTCTCTGGAACATACCACATAAGTTCTTTTTTCCAGTTTGTCTTGATTGAAGCAGGGCAAATAATGAGCACAGCATCAAAATTCCCTTCAATGGCGGCCACAGCAAGTTCACAAGTTTTTCCATAACCCATTTGGTCTGCTAAAATGCATTTTTTCCTTACAAGAAGAAATTGTACACCTTCCTTTTGGTAAGATTTAAGTTTTCTGTTCGGGTCTTTTGACATTGAAAGCTTATCATATCTGTCAAAATCAACAGGATAATCGTGCCAATCAGGTAATGTGAAGTTTGTCAGAACAGCCTTTTTTGGGAGAAAAGCCATAACCGGGTCTACACTCTGCCTATATTGAACATAGCAGTGATAAGTCGTGTTTGTTTCACCGAGAAGGCTAACTACACGAAGTTTTTGAGGAACGAATTCAGTACCCCAATCTTGCTGTTTCTTCAAACCATACCAATCAGCAATTTTGATAGTTTTTCCAATCTGTTTTGGAACAAAGTTTTGATTTTCAATGATATACTCTACATTGAAGGCATTGAGTTTCTTGACATCACCTTTAAGGATGACATCTCTTTTGAGCATGAGATAGTAAGGGTTAGTACCTGAATACCCCCTTAAAATTTCAATTGCTTCATTTTGAGCCTTCGCGCTGGTATAAGTCATTATTCTTATTATCTATCAACATTATGATACTAAAAAAATCTTAATAAAACAAATTAAGAAGGTTATTCTTATTACTTACTAATAAATCTTAAGATATATTATATATAATATTATATATTATCTATAGCACTTTATCTATTTTTACAGTAGGAGTACATTTTGTCTTTTTATCTAAGTAAAGAGATATTTATTTATATAACAGAATAGGCTTTATTTGAAGATGGAATTACAGTTTGACAATACGAAACTGAAAAGAAAAACCCCAATCAAGAGGAATCATAAGTTCTTTGGGCGAGATGAATATAACCTTGAAATGGAGTTCGCAATGGAATATCTGGAACAAGATGCAAACCAGACTGTTATATTGTATCAAGTAGACCTCTCAAAGACTAAGGTGAACGATATCTACAAAGAGGCTGATAAGGATGCCATTCGTTACCTCCCGCCGGTTGAAGTTCCGTGTGTCTATGAAATTCAGGAAGCAGAACTTCAATCCTACGAGAAAAACAAGATGAAGGGTATGTATGCCAAGCCTGGAAAACTGATTTTCAGTGTGTTATTGAAAACTTTTGATGAGCTTGACATAGACATTAAGAGAGGTGATTATGTTGGCGTACAAATAACTCCGCAGAAAATGGAATTCTTTACTGTAACGAATGACGGAAGGGTTGGAATGACGGCAAATAAGAACACGGTTTACGGAGTTGCCCCATATTACAGGACAATAGAAGCAGCACCAGCCGATAATATTGAATTCAACGGTTAAAAGTTATGGGAAGCAGGAATTTTAAGAACTTTATGGGTTATGACAATCAGCCAGACCCGAAGGAGCTAAGGCTCAACTTTGATAAAGAGGAGCTTAAGGATGGTAGCCCGTTTCCAAACCCACTGACTTACGAGGATATAGACCGGGAATTTAAGAAATGGGTTGAAAATAGCCTTGAGATATCATACGAAGGTCAAAGACTCCCGACAATGACACTCTTTTCAAACCAAAGGTTCAGCGAATATATGCAGTCCTGGAAGTTCACAGATGAAAACCAGAACCCGATACTTAATTTCAAGGCAATATCCAGGGAAAATAACCCGAAAAGTGGAACAATTAACGGAGAAAGCAAGAATATCCCGGGAGAGCATACGTGGTTGATGAAAAGACTTGTTGCAACTGACAAGAACAACAGGGAATATTACATTGAATACCGTATGAAGCAGCCTTTCGGTGTTGATTTGATTTACAAAGTAAGTTTGTTTACCAACAAATATGAACTTTTGAATAATTTCAACCAACTTATCAATGATAGGTTTAAAGCCATTGACGTTTATATCAGACCGAACGGACACTATATCTCAATGAAACTTAATGATATAAGTGATGACAGTGAATATAGCCTGGATGATAGACAGTATTATTCACAATCATATACGATTACGGTCAGGGCATATATAATTCCAGAAGATAGTTTCATCGTGCACGAAGTTCCGAGGCTCGCATTCATTGGTTTTGACCTTGAGGGGGATGGGAGCCATGCTGATGTTGAAGTCGGCGGGGTGCACAAACCGGCCGAGGTACAAACGATTCTTACTGAGACCAATGACTGTATTGACGACCAGCCTTATTATTTTAGGGATGTTTCGTTGAAGGCATACATTGACCCATGTGACGCGAATCTGTCGTTTACAATGGACATGGATTTAACCGTTAAGGCTGATAAATCATTCTCAGTCAATGCCAGATACTTCAAAATTAAGGTAAATGGTGATGTTGTATGCGAGTCTTTTGATGGAAATATTCCGGAAGACATTGAGTTTCATAACGGCGACCAGATAAAGATATGCAAGGTTATTAAGAAGAGGGAAAGTCGCCCGGCACAGATTATGCTCAACGGGTTTACAAGGGAAGAAGTCGTGTCAAACAGGGCGCCTGAGGAAGAACAATATACAGAGGAAATTATAGTGAAAGAATAAAAATGTAAAGGGCTCTTTTTTTTCGGGTCTTTTACACTATTTATAGAAAAATAATAAGTTAAAAAAGATTAGTTTAAGATGATAAGCGATGCAAGAGGTGGTCATGTTTCTCCTGGTGTTTACACTGAGGTAAGGGACATACAATATTCCACTAAAAGTTTGGGTATCACAACCCTCGGCGTAGCTGGTGAGACCCTTAAGGGTCCCGCATTCCAGCCAATTTCAATTGCGAGCTGGACGGATTTCACTGACTACTTCGGCGGAACTTCCCCTATTAAGTTCAAGGGGACAAACTACCCTAAATACGAGCTCCCATATATTGCTAAGGCATATCTTGAGGAATCAAAACAGCTTGAGGTTGTTCGTGTTCTCGGCCTCTCCGGATACTGGGCTGGTAAGGCCTGGGTCATCAGCACAAATGGCACTGGCCAGGATGTTTGGGCTTGGAACAAAATCATAAAGTCAGGCGATACTTTTGTGATAGAGCAAGAAGACGGTGAAGATAAGATATATTCTGCACATACTAAGCCAACCGATGAGATAGGAAAAATTGGAACGACTGAACAAGGCGGAAAGGCTGGTATTACAAAACCAGTGAATTCAAAAGATTCATCAGTTATCGGTAATGTCAACATGCCGGTAGCAATACTTCGCTCAAAGAAGACATATGAAAACCTTAGTGGCTCAACTGGTATCTGCGTCGATTCAAGCGATGCTCCGAGCGACATTGTAACCGACATTAAAATCGGTCCATATACTGGAAATAGTTATGGGGCAAATTGTGAACTTAGTGGCGATGAATATGAGGAACTTGCCGAGGCGGTTGCAACTTTTGATTCCGAATGCAGCATTGACGTAAATCTCGGAAAATTCGCTCTTACCATTTCATATAATGATGCAAGCAACACTGGTGACACTCCTTTAAGTGTTGTATATAATGTTTCAATGAATCCTGCAGACCCTGATTATCTCTATAAGATTTTTCCAGAAGACCCTCTTATGGGCTCTGCGCCGGTTTATATTGAGGCAGTATACGATATGGCTACATATAAGGCGCTTCGCGATGCCGCATATACCGTATCACACGATGAGAGTGGTAACTGCTTAGGTGAAGTGGGTTCAGTATCGTTCCCTTATGTCATTAATGGATACGAAGACCCAAAAGATTACTATGGAGAAAAGGCCAACAAGTTCCATTACTGGAATTATATTTCCACATACCGTTGTGCTGTAACACCTTGGATTGTTTCTGAGGTTAAGGCCGCAAGCACCAAGACCATTGATGTGAAAAAGCTTTTTAAGGTTTATACAATCAGTGATGGTAATGCTGCAAACTACCAGGTAAAGATATCATTCCAGAGAATTCGCCCAGTTGAAGGCCTCTTTGATGTTGTAGTTCGTGACTTTTACGATACAGATAATTCACAGGTTGTCCTTGAAAAGTTCACCAACTGCTCAATGGTAGAGGGAGAGTCAAGCTTTGTCGGTCTCAAGATTGGTACCATTGACGGTTCATATCCCAACAAGTCAAAGTATATCGCACTTGAATTCAGCAATGAAGAGGGCGTTGATGATTGTGTACCTTGCGGTTTCCTTGGCTATCCTGTTCCGAAGTATGAAACAGATTGTGGTATCACAATGAACTACAATACTGTCTATGATAACACCATCAAACCGAAGAGACAGTACTTTGGTCTCAATGATGAAGTTCTTGATTACGACATCCTTAACTACAAGGGTGTAGATGCATATGCTGATGGAGTTGGTGATGCTGACCCTACAAGGATTACTAACGGTTTCCACCTTGATTCTATATTCACAGCTCAGCCAGATGCAGTTCCTCAGGTTGATGGGGAAACCGGCTTCACATTCACTACGGTAGACCCGATACAGATGAACAAATACAATCGTATTCCTCGTATTCTTCCTACCGACTATCTTGACCAGTGTCTCTACAAGGATATCAACCTCCGCAAGTTTACGGTTTATCCATATGGTGGTTTTGACGGGTGGGACATCAACCGCGACCGCAGAACCAACACCGATGAATATAGAGGAAACAAGTATACTCTGCGCAGAAACAACGACGGTTACGAATATACCGAAGTTTTCCGTCCAATCGGTGGGAACGAAAGTCTTGAGCTTGACCCTATGGTTTCCCTTAAACTTCCTAACATTGCAATCACGACTGACTACTACGCATACCTTGCTGGTTACATGCAGTTTGCAAATCCTGAGGATGTTGATATCAACCTCTTTGCGACACCTGGTATTAACTGGTATGACCAGAGTCTCCTTAGTGAAGATGCTCTTGATGTTATTGAAGATAGCGAAGATGGTCGTGGCGGTGATGCACTTTACATTATGGCCGCACCTCAGTACGATATTGACATGACTCCATACACCGCTGATGATGTTGCATTGTTCCTTGAAGAAACAGAGCTTGACAGCCCTTACGCTTGTACATATTGGCCTTGGGTTAAATACTATGACGGTAACTCAAAGAGATACATTGACCTCCCTCCTACCAAGGATGTTGTTAGGGATATGGCCGCTACCGACAATGTTTCATTCCCTTGGTTCTCACCTGCAGGTCAGACCCGTGGTGAAGTTGAGTGCGCGAAGGCTTACTACAAGACCACACTCCTTGATGAGGATACTCTTTACAAGAACATGATTAACCCGATTAAGACTTTTGCAGTTGATGGCGTTAAGGTTTGGGGTAACAAGACCCTTTACCACCAGGAGACTCCTCGCAACCGAATCAATGTTTCAAGACTTATGATTCGTGTCAAGAAGCTCGTTTCTCAGGCAGCAAGGAACCTCATCTTTGAGCAGTATGATGTAACGCTTGAAAAGCAGTTCCGTTCAGTTGTTGAGCCAATTCTTCAGGACGTTAAGGCCAACAGAGGTATCTATGACTACCGTGTTGTTACTGAATCCACAGAAGAGACACGTGACCAGCACATCCTTCCTGCAAAGATTCTCATCAAGCCTACTCCGGCATTGGAATACATCAGCATCAGCTTCGTAGTCTATCCGGAAAGCGTTGAGTTTGATGAATCACTCTAATAAGAAACATTCTTTAAGAAAAATAGGAGCCGAATAGGTTCCTATTTTTTTGTTAATGGTTACTTAAAACTATTTATAGGAAAATAGATAGAGTATGAAAGATAAAATTCTAAGTTTGATTATTTTCTTTTCGCTCCTGTTTTCTTTCACTGGTTGCGGCACCCTGAATAAGATTTTCCACAAGACTGATAAGGAAAACACGGAAACAACACTTGGTTCAACCCAGAATATGTATCAGACTACACACGAATACACAATGCATCAAATTGATTCAATGTGTGTAGCGGATACATTACCAATGAAGTTTGAAGGGTGGACTTGTAGAACGTATACCGATTACGAGACAAACCAATATATTGTAAGGTATATGTATGTTAAAGAAATGAATGATAATTATGAAATGATTTATATTGTAACCCCAAGAGGTGATATATATGTTGTTTCAAAAAGAAAAGTCGTAAGTGAATAGCTATGTTTGACAAAGAAGTAAAATTCGGTTTTGAACCCTCTGTAATTGATGGTACCGAACATGTATTTGGAGCAGCCGGAATGCCGTTTTCTGATAATTTACCAAGGAAATATTCATTTAGAAAGTTTTTACCCGGTGTTTTAAATCAGGGCACTGAATCCATATGTGTACCTTGCTCAATTTCAGCATATTTGAATTGGAGAGAGAACTTGCCTACAGGAAGCAAGAAAGACAACAAAATTGACTATCACGAAATTTACAACATTCGTACAAATCGTGGGGAAGGGATGACTTTTAAAGAGGCTTTTCATTATCTGCGCCATCACGGTGTAACATCAAAATCTGGAAACCTACAAATAAAAGAATACGCAATGGTTAAAAGTTCTTTACAACTAAAGTCCGCGTTAGTTATGAATGGGCCTTGTGTTGGAGCACTTCCGGTTTATAGCGACAGACCTGAGTTTTGGAATAAAATGCCTGGTGATGGATTTTATGGATATCACGCAATTTCAATCGTTGGATATAATGATAATGGCTTTATCATAAGGAATTCTTGGGGTCAAAGTTTTGCCGATGGTGGATATACAACAATCAAATACGAGGAGTTTGACAAACTACTTGAAGTTTGGACAATAATAGACTAAAAAAAATAAAGAGCACTCTTTTCGGGTGCTCTTTTTTTTGATATAAAATATTGATTAGTAAGCGAGGATGCAATAGTCAGGACGGATGGTTGCAGAAATAGTAGCAAGGCCGTCATCGCCATATGAAAGGTCCCCGAAGTCAACGTCTGTGAGAAAGCAGTTTTTTAGTATCCATTTCTGCACGACAGCTCCGGTAGGGTCAAGCATTTCAAGTTCAAGGTCTCTCTTATAACCGATAGCGTAACCCTGACGGCCAGTTACAGACTCAGAAGTCAGACGAACCCACTCCATGATAGCCTGAGAAGTTGAAGGACCGATAGGGTCACGGAAAACAACATTGATTTCACCCCAGGTATAACGACCAACTACATAAGTAGAGGTGTTAATGAACTGGATTTCAGTTGCTGGCTGGTTGATTTGAGGTCTCTTTGCTGATTCAAGAGTCCATTCCTGTATTCCAAGGTCTGCTGGGAAGCGAAGTATCCATCTATTTTTCCTTAACGGTTCATAGGTTAAGGGCATTTTAGTCAGAAGGTCACTCATTGTATTACTAATCTTAATTTCTTATTTTTCTAATAAATAGTGCGGCAAATATTTTTTAACGCTGTACAACGCCAGTTTGTCCTTGAACAGGCGCTTGTCCATTCTGATTCTGCTGTTGCTGTTCAGGTTTTCTATCGGTCATCTGCCAGACCTTTTTAAGCATGATGTAGTTCTCGTCCTCTGGGGTATCAGCGAGGTCGGCCATTGCGCGAAGAGCCTTCTTTCTAATATCGTCAATAAGCTGTGCTGCGTGTTCGCTTGCAGTAATCTGGTCGGGCTCCTCTTCAACTTCTGGTTCGTCAAGCGGTCCCTCCTCAGGCATTTCTTCGTCTTCGTACCCTTCAAGTGCCGAATCATCACCCTCAAAACTAAGAATTTCGTTGATGGTCTTCGGCATATTATTTACGAGGTTCTTCATCTCGCTAATATTCTTCTTTACTGTCTTTTTCATATGCTCAGTATTTTTACAATATAAATAGTTGAATAAACTAATTTTGTTGACTTAATGGTTTTTTAGCTTATCTTTAAGCTAGATAAATGTAGCATATTATGAATATTTTTGAAGAAATTGCTGAGAGCTATACATACAATGGGGTCGTAAGTTTAAAGGCTTTAGACGATGATATCGTAACGCTTGAAAACCAGATTGATGCCTATAATGAAACACTTACCGAGTTAAAGATACGTGGCAAAAAACCGGGCATTCTTGTCGGGAAGATAAGAGAGTGTAAGATGCGTTTATCATTACTTAAAGCGGTTTTGAAACGAGAAAAAGACAAGGCAAGTCCAGATGACATAATAAAGAACATGCTTGAAATTTCAGCAAAACATGCAAACGAAACGGAAAGCCCAGAGACCGCAGCAAACAACAGGCCCCCAGTTCCACAAAATTTTGAAAAGGCCGAAATTGAAACTATTGATGATAACGAAGATTCTGCTGCCATTGAAATGGAAAAGTTCAAGGTTTCCGATGAAGTTTATGACTTGACAAAGGCAACCAAAGAAGAGCTTGATGAATTTTATGCGACGTTAACAAGCGATGACACTGTTTTTGTTTTAAAAGATGGCGAAACTGTTGAGGCCGAGAATGAGGCGCCAACGACAGATTGCCCTCCTCTAACCATTGACGATTATTTTGAACCGGTTGACGAACAAGAATCCGTTACATATTACGACGAAAATGGAGAGGAGTACACAGAAATCCCCCCCATACAATGACGACAATGTGACGGAACATGATACAATTAATTTAAACGACGCACCGAATAACAAAAACAAATAAGTTCCTTTTCAAAAAACCGAGAAGTATATTTATGTATATGATAGCAAGCGTGGGTGATTTGTTCCAGAATTATTGAAGATTTATCACACCATGATTGCGGCGTTACATTCAAATATAAGAAACTTATAATATCATAACAATGTCCCAACCAGTACCAAAGAGAAAGACAGCAAAAGTAAAGGTGACAAGTTTATCCAAAGAGGTAAAGAAAAAGAAACCGCATCCAAAATATGGAACGTCAAAACTTGAAGACTTTTTTGCGGAAAACTTCCTTGATACACTTGGTGTTAAATATGTTAGACAGTATGAAGCAAAGGAGATAGGGAGATTCTACGATTTTAAGATAGAAAACGGTCCAATTTTGGAAATAAACGGTTCTTATTGGCACGGAGATAAAAGAATTTATGAGGAGAAGGATTTAAATAGCGTACAGAAAAAAAACATATACATCGATAACATCAAACGAAGATGGGCAGAAAATAATGGAATAGAGATTTATTATTTTTGGGAAAAGGATATCCACGAAAACCCGGAACAGATATTATTAACTTTAAAAGAAATATTAAAAAAATACCAAGCGAAAAACAAGAAAAATAAAAGATAAGAATAAGAGACACTGATGGCAAAGATAGAAATAAAAGACCTGGAAAAGCAGAAGAGACAGCTTAAAGCATCTTTTGACATGTGGGAAAAGACAATTAACGATACGATAGATGCCATGAAAAATGCGCGTCTGGAGAATAATGTCAAGAAGTATACCGAAGACCAAATTGAAGAGAAGGTTGAAATGCTTCGCAATGGCCAACAAGATATTATTGACAAATGGATTTTTCTTGGTGGTACTTTGGATGAGTTGAGAGGTGAAAAGAAATCAGCAAAGCCTGTTGTTAAAAAGAAACAAACAGAGAAGACTGTCATGGAACAAATAGCTGAAGTGAGTTCAGAAGTACCAAAGGTTGAAAAGAAAGAAGATAAAACAGAACCGGTTAGAATAACGAAAAAGACCGAATCTGTAAGCAACATAATACCAAAGATGGACGAATCAAATCCTATGGCGGCATATGACATAATTCCACTTCCATCAAAGGGTGAATGTTATCAAAACAAACAGGGAAGAATAGCGGTATCATATCTTACTGCAATGGACGAGAATATCATTGTATCACCGAACCTTTATAGGGATAATATGGTACTTGATATTATTCTCAAAGAAAAATTAAGAGACCCGGAGATTGACCCGGACGACCTTCTTGACGGAGATAGGGACGCAATCATTCTTTTCTTACGTTCATCAGCTTATGGCAATATGTATAGTGTCTCAACAACAGACCCTGTTACAAAGCAGTCTTTTGAGACGCAGATTGACTTATCCAAAATTAAGTATAAGGATTTTACACTGTCTGGAGACGAAAACGGGTGGTTTGATTTTCAGATGCCGGTAAGTAAGGATGAGATTAAATTCAGATTTTTGACACACAGAGATTATATAAATCTTACCAAGTTGGATGAAATAGAAATCGGAAGTTTAAGAAAAGCCGAGATTGAGAAATATAATTCAAAGTTAAAATATTATCTTGGTGAGGACGAAGAACTAACGGTTGCAGAAAGGAAAGAGGTTACAAATGCAATAAACAAGCTTGAAGAGTGGTCCGAAAAATTCAAGGATGATGCATCGCATTTTTCGCATAGAGCGACAAATGAGCTTGAAATGCAGATTATGTCCATTAACGGAAATACCGATAGGCAGTTCATTCATAACTACATAGGAACGATGCCAATTAAAGATGCGTCGGCAATAAGAAAGTATATTGCAAAAAACACACCAGGTGTTGATTACAATCTTGAAATAGAGAAGCCAGAGAGTCTTGGAGGTGGCTCTATGAGTGTGTTTCTACAATTTGACCAATTTATATTTCTCACTGATTCCGAGTAGTTACGAACGTATGCTCAAAGATGAAATCTGGGGATGCACGCATTATATGAATCTCCCGATGGAAACGGTTATGAAACTTCCAGTTCAAGACAGGCGGTATTTCATACAGAAACACAATGAAGAACAGCAAGGCATTAAGAGAGATTTTGAAAGGAGGACCGGAAAAGCTACGATTAGTGACGGAGAAACAATCAATGAATATGCAAGGCTTGAACAGGAGAACATAAAAAACAGAAAGAGGGGGTATTAAGGCCCCCCTTTTCTTGTTAAGAAATCACACAGAAGATATTTATACTAAGAAAATTGTGTTAAATGGTTGAAACTGGAAGAAACATAGCTACTGCGGCAGCATCCAATATTGGCGACGAGATAAAAAAGCTTTTACAGCCGCCAGCACAAGAACTTGACGGTATTTTTGGCGGGTTAGCTACAATTCTTACAAAAATGAAGGGGATGGTTGCTCCATTCTCTCAGGTTCAAAATGCTGCAATAGAACTGGCTAAATCTGTTGGTTTGGCTGGTAGTAGTATTATGACAATCGCAACAAGCACGATTGAGCAAAATAGAAAGTTACAACTTTCCGCATCATACAACATGTCATCCCCGGAAATGATACAGATGCAGCAAAGGTTGATGGCCGGAATCGGGAGAAATGTTGCTATAGACAGGGTAGGAACTGTTCAAAGGAACGCAAACGGTGAAGTTGTAAATCCAAACTTTGATTCAGAACTTGAAAATCTTGTTGCTGCCAGTAAAGTCTTTGGTGTAGATAGAGTTGCCGCAATAACAGCCGGGTTTGATAAACTTGGCAAGTCTATGAAAGCCGCCTCAAAATATACCGGAAAACTGTTCCAAGAGGCTGGTGAATACGGCATAAACCTTGACAAATATGTAGAGAACTTTACGAGCAATCTTGAAATGGCCCAAATGTATAATTTCCGAAAGGGTGTTGATGGGCTGAAAGAGATGGCAAGAAAAGCGACTGAAATTCGTCAGGATATGAGACAGGTTGCAGCTTTTGCTGATAAGGTAGGTTCAGTTACCGGCGCGGTTGAAACTGCTTCACAGCTCCAGGTTCTCGGCGGTTCATTTGCATCGCTTGCAAATCCTCTCGCCATGTTGAACGAAAGTATGACCAATATGGAGGGACTTCAAGATAGACTTACGAAGATGACGCAGGGGATGGCCAAATATGACCGGAACACGCATCAAGTAAGAATGAATGCTTATGATAGGCAGAGGTTAAAGCGTGCTGCGGAAGCAATGGGTGTTGACCCTAAAAATCTCATGGACCAAGCCTTTTCACAGGCCCGTCGTACTGAGATATTGGACCAAATGCAAGGAATGGGCAATCTTACCGATGGTTTCAAGAAACTTGTCCCGAATATTGGTACAATTAACGAAGAAACCGGTGCGGCCGGAGTAACCCTTGCTAATGGAGAGTTCAAGAGTCTTAGTGATATAGCCGCCATGTCCAGTGAGGAACAAATGGCCTTACAGGAACAGCTTATAGCAGAGAACAGGAGTGAAAGTGAGGACATCAAGGTTATTGCAAAATCTGTTATGGGTATTGAGGCAATTATTAGTGGACACACGAAAAATCTTGAAAATGAGGCCGCAAGAACGAATATAATGCCAGGAGCAGTCGGCGGTGCGTCATCATATGATATGGTATTAAATTTCTTGACCGAAAAATTCACACCAAACGTTGCGGAAGCAGCTGGAAAAATTGAATTATTCACGCAAAGCATAGGTACTTTTGTAAATACTTTTGAAAATTCGTTACTTGTTGGTGGGTTGGAAACAGTAAATGCAAATTCACCGGAAGAGTTTGGACAGGCTTGGAGAGATTTGACAACGGAATTGTTTGGCACTTCAAAAGCAGCAACAGCGGCCGGAGATGTAATGGGTGGATTAGCAGAGTCTTTTGGTGGCTTTGTAAAAAAGGTTAGGGATTATGCAAAAGAATACGGTTTTGATATTTTACCAGGACACGATACAGATGAATATTCCGGAACAGACGGTAGAGAAGGCGCACCAATAGCAAGAAATCCGCAGGCAGATGCCGCCACTGTTTTAGCGACCAAACAAGATGTGGTTACGGAGGCAACGCATAGGGCCTTAAACGGAGGAAAAGCGGATATACTTCCTATAACAAGTAATCCTCTTGATTTCCTGAATAATTACGTTACTTTTGCTGGGACCCAGAATAGTTTGCCTGGTGTTTCTGTGACACCTAGTGGATTAGCCGGGCAAACAAGCACTCAGACAACGCAGGCTGGCACCAGTCAAGCTGGGCAAAATGGAAACTATAGTTTTAATATATCCGGAAATCTTACAATGACCGTCAATGGGGACAAAGGTAAGATAGGAACAGTTGATTTGACAAAATCATTAATGGACGATGCAGATTTCAAGAGAATGTTAGCATACGAAATTGCAAAGGCAATGAAGGAAGTTAACGCAAGAGGTAGTGTTAACCAATAAATTTCAAACGAATAAAAAATGAGAAACGGTAAACCAGGAATAAGCAGTTATGACATGTTTGCAACCGGGCATGCCATAAGGCAAGAATTGATGCACATGGGTGGAAACCTACTTGGGCTTAATTCAACATTGATGAAGCTCTCAAATGGTGATGATGATAGCAGAGCAAGTCTTGACGAAAGAATTGGTGCGAGGGAAGTCACCAGGGTTTCTCGTAGGCAGATTGGAAGAACCGTTAGCAGCAACTCAGGTGGTGTTGGCCCGAAGAGCACTCCGGCAAGAGTAGCGAATTTGCTTGGTAATCCGTACATGAGAAGATACGAAGACCCTGGCAACACGTCATATAATTTCGGATTGCCCGATGCTCCGGCAATTGGCGAATATTATGATGTATACGAAAGCGAACAACACCGCGTACGCTTCCTTGACGAAACGATAGGAAGAGACCTTCTCGGTTATACACACCTTGAAAATGCAGCTGCTGAGCGAAGCGAGGATGCAATAAATGATGAAATTTATTTAAGAAGTACTTATTCTATATTTGGTGACCTTAATTATCCTTTTGATAATCAAGATATTGAAGCATTTAAGTTCGGTCCAAAAAGGTATAATCCGTCTGAACCGTATGTTCTTAAGCCACTTGAGAATAATTTGGTCAGAAGAACAATGAATGGACACGTTCAGGGTTTCAAAGATAAGTTTGAGGCGTTCATACCAGGAAGAGAACCGTATAGAGGGTCACTTCTTGATATGTGGGATTATATGGGGTCTCACTATTATCTTAACCTTCTCAATGGTGTAGCCGAGCACGGGCTTTATGTAGAAAACTACGAACTTGACCCAAGGCACAGGGTTATGGTTTATGACCGTGACGCTATTCCACAGTCTGACTATGCTTATTTCTTGAATGTTGATACTATTTCTCCTGAAAAGGAAATAAAGGGATTGCTTGGTAAAACAAACAGGTTGTTCTATGAAGGAAAAATCAGGTCGCTCGCCAATAGGTTCGCTACCCTTAATGGGCATGATGAAGGAAGACCGGATTTCCTGAATACTGCAACCGACCACATTTACGGTCTTTCAAGAGGTAGGAATCTGAGAAAACTGGACCTTACAAACGAAAATGGTTATCCGAACCCATATTGCCGCGTTTGGACAACGCACTATCAATACTCAAAATACAAGCATTTAATAAGGGGAAAGTGGGCAGATGACTCAATAAATTCTGGTATTGAACACTATACGCTTCACCAGGGTGACCAGCTCATGCGCCCAAGCAAGGGTTATGAAAGACTTAAAAATTTTACGTCCCTTGACCCAGAAAACGGAAGACCAATCTTTACCCCGTACTATGTAAACGACCGCGCTGTGATGCAAGAGGATTCAATCAAGAGGTGCATGTTTTCTATTGAAAATCTTGCTTGGAAAGATATTATCCCTGACAGCACGTTGATTAGACATGACGTTAACGACCTGATGAACAGTATGATGAATACTGAGTTTGATATAGGTGGTGATGTTGAGTTTGGGGATAATACGACAGCGACAACATCCACCGTCAGGTCAATCAGAACCGGAAACGCTAAGGGTTTTGGTATGACTCTTACACCAGAACAAAGAGGCCCGAACGGCGGGCGTATTATGTGGTTCCCTCCATATAACCTCAAATTTTCAGAACAAGTCCACGCCGATTGGAATGCGAATGAATTCATTGGTCGTGGAGAAAAGATATATTCATATGTTAACTCGGAAAGAACTGGAACTCTGAGCTTTACAATCCTTGTTGACCATCCTTCAATTATCAATGAATGGACGAGGGGCGGAAAGATGGGTAAGACCGCCAATAAGGTAGACCCGTTAAGTAAGGACGAGATGATTCTTCGTTATTTTGCCGGGTGCGACTCCCTTGAATTCAATCCAAGGGAAGAATATGATGTGCCATATACAACAATAACCGAGGATACGACAAAAATAGTTGAGGAGGCAAAGGAGGTACAGGATGGGGCAGATAAGGTTCCAAAGATGGTCAAAAAAGAGGTTGAAAATACCGAAGGGGATATAACATTTTATAGTATATTTTATTACCCGAACAACTACGCTTGTGAGGATTATAACAACGGAAAAGAACCTGGTGGTCCTACAGCTGCGCTAGCAAATATTTTTGAAAATGGTTTAAGAAGTAATAAAAAGTATGGATACGAACTGGGCCAAGGTGGAACCGGTATGACATATAACGGAACTTACTATTACCGTTGCCCAAGAAGTAAAAATGCACATGTTGTTAGGGATTGGTATTATCCGGTTGACAGCAGAGTAAGTGACGAAGACTTGGTAAATAAGGAAAGATACAAGGACATGCAGGATTTTGGCCTGAATGCAAGTTTTTATGGAGACTTCTGGGGAAAAGACGTTAATATGATTCTATCAGAAGGCAGTATTAAAGAATATTTGAATTCAGGGAATACACTTTCTGATAGCCCAAACCTGACGCTCGCAAAATCTCTTGTTAATGCAAGTGACAAAGATAATAAATATTTTATACCGGCCCAGAATTTCTATAAAAATTTGGCCACGTATATTAAAAAATTTGATGAAGAAACGAACAAATCTTATAGATATGAAATTGATATTCAGGGATTTGCATCATCACACGGATATGTACCATCAAACAAGATACTTGCAGAAAACAGAGCTCTCGTAATTGAGAAATGGATAAGGGAACTTAATATATTTGATTTCGGGGCAAACGGAAATGCAAAAATATCGCATAACGGCAACGGGCAGGTACAAGAAACAAACACCGCAACTGAGTCCGATTTCAAGCCTAAAGCTGCCCGTGCGGCTGTCGTGTCATTCAAGCTCATTCCATCAAAGACAAAGATAGAAGAAGTACAGGAAAATGAAGAAGTTCCTCACTACGAAGAAAAGATATTCTCATCACAAACAAGCAAGAGTAGTTATAAAGAAATATACGATACAAGTAAGTCTGATGATTATGAAAATGATACTTACGATAATGAGTACACATATTTCAAGCAGATAAACGAGAATGATGATATGGTCAAGAGGTATATCTCCGACAAGGTTGATTACTTTGACCCAGCTTTCCACTCAATTACGCCGGAAGGTTTCAATGCTCGTTTAACATTCTTGCAGCAATGTGTAAGACAGGGACCGACCATTTCAGCATCAAACCTCGGAATGGGTAGTGCTTATGGTGCTGGTAACCTTTCATTCGGTCGTGCTCCGTTCTGCGTGCTTCGCATAGGCGACTTCTTTAATACGAAGATATGCATCCAGAGCATAAACATTGAATACGATAATGGTGGCGGCGTACAGTGGGACCTTAATCCGGAAGGTGTAGGACTGCAGCCGATGTTCGCAAATGTTAATATTACATTTACATTCCTTGGTGGAAGCGATATTTCTGGCCCTATTGCACGACTTCAGAACGCCGCATCATTCAACTACTATGCCAATTCTTCTGTTTATGATAGAAGGTCTGATTATAGAAATGCATATGTAACACCTGAAAATGACGAAGCAATGACATGGTCACCAGTAATTCTGAATAAGAATGAAGATGCGAACGTAATCACACATTTACCGTTCCACACAAGGGCACCAAAGGAACAAGAGGGAACGGATAAGAGATAAATTTTATTACTATGGCTTCATACGATAGATATTCACAATTCAGACAGGACGGTTCAATAACAATTGTTCCGTTTGGAAGAGTACCGGCAAAGGATACGGACTATTACGAAATATATTATAAGGGAAAAACAAGGCTTGATATTCTTTCATATCAATACTATAATGATAGTAACTACGGGTGGCTTATTATGCAAGCGAATCCGCAGTATGGCTCTATTGAATTTGAAATACCTGACCAGGCAAGGCTAAGGATTCCGTATCCGCTAAGCCAGTCAATACAAGATTATAGAGCCTCAATTGAAGAATATAAGAAGCTTTACAAGAAGTAACATTTAGATGCCAGCTGAAAATAACGTAAAAAAATTAGGTAGGGTTGAATACATAGAGCCGAACAGTCTTTTTGTTCATAGCCCTGGTGATAAAGTGCAGAATGGGATACCTCAGCCTTATGAGGATTATTCCTTTTCTGTGAATCTTCGTGTCATAAACGGAAACAGGTATGACTGTGGTATGACAAGCGATGGTGATGATATCGCAAACAAAGTCCTTGAATTTTCTTCCGACAGGGGAACCATATCCTTTATGGATGGGACTTCTATGCCAGGACAACAGGGGTATCTGACGACCAATTTCACGGACATTAGCATGAACAATCCTGAGACAAACACAAGGGAATGTCTCGGCATTGAATCAATATCAATCAAATATGATAGCTGGTACTACCCGATGGTTACCATTAAGTTCATTGATGTAAGGGGTGCATCTCTCATGCAGCCAGCAGAATATGAATACTACAACAATGGCGGACCGAATCTTGGAAAAAACAACGCAGCTTCAAATTCTGATTTCTTTAAGGCATTCTTTAGTTTCCCATACCCTTTGTTTAAACTCAGCGTAAAGGGATTCTATGGAAAAGAGGTAACTTATGACCTAAGCGTATTGAAATGCAGTATTGATTTCAATTCATCAACCGGAAATTTTGAGGTTAATGCAAATTTCATCGGATACATGTATGGCATGTATTCGGACCTCCCATTTCCGTTTGTTTATATTGCACCTTATATCAATTTGTATGGAAGCACAACTTGGTCAGAGAAAAAGGGAACTGGGGATTTTTGTTATTTAACGACAGACAGCGAAAATCCAGTAGGAAGGCCGATGTATACCTTCCCAGAACTCAAAAGAGAAGTAAAAAATGCGGCTGAGATTGCAAAGAAAGAAATAGAAGAAGAACCATCTGGTAAAAAGAAAAATGGGCTCATGAAATTAATTGATAAACTTGAGCACAAGGTTCTTGCAAATTTCCCGTCCAAATCAACACATTATACTTGGTGGTCGTGGTCTAAGATAAATACCGAAGACAACCGTTCCGGATTTTTCTATATTATGTTGAACAATACTCCGGAGGCAAACAGAAATATTTTTGAGGATTTCCTTAAATTTGAAACTTATCTCAGAGAGTATAATGAGTTGGCCACAGGTGCTACTGGCGTTACCGAAGGGATGTCCGCTGATGATACGAAATATTTCAATGCGTCGGCTTTTAATACAAAGCCTATTTTTGAAGGCATATACCTTGATGCGGAAGAAATAAAGAAAAACAAGAAGCAAAACCAAAACGAGGCTTCAGCAGCGACCATCAGTGCTGATTATACGGATGACGATATTAAGAAAATGCTTGATGGGCGAGTTGTTTCACTTTGCTTCAAAAAGGATAGTACAGATGAGAAAAACCCTGTACTAAATTTTGATGCAAGTTCCTCTGATTTTGGAACAAAGAGTAGTAGGGCGGAGTATGATGAGCTGATAAATGAAATTATTGACAGGTTTAAGAATGATGATATCAAGGCCCCAATTCAAAAAAGAGATGCACAAAAAGAATGGACAATCAGAGCATTCAAACTTGATAATATACAGTACATAAACACTTTTATTAACACTTTAAACGACCTGAAAAGAGAACTCAATAAAATGTTGAAAATTATTGAGAAGCTTAGGGAGGAAAAGATTGACAACCTAATAGGTTTCATACCATCTATGAGAAACATGTACAATATGGTATTTGCACATATTGATACATTTATGACGTGTTTTTACAACACCCTTGATAGGATACGTAAGAGCATACAATCAAACACAGACGGTACAAGAAAATATGAGACGCTTTGCGGCGGGGACATAAAAGTTGACGTTAACAAAAATACGCTTGCTAGCAAATCGGCAAATGGAGGAAAACTTCCTCCATTTACAATGTTCTATAAAGAAGAAACCGAAAAAGATTCCGAGGACAGGAAGATAACAATGATATGGCCCGGTTCCCTAAAAGGTGGGAATGAACTTGATGAGGTAAAACTTGTTGAGGCAATAATTGATGCAACATCATTAAAACGCAGGCCAGATGAGGCAGTAACTCCAAAGGACAATACAATAGGAAAAGAAGGTAATCTTGCTCCAACAAATTACTATGATATAATGCATGGCTCATGGAATCCTTATCTTGATATCTTGAATGAAAAGACACTGTCAAATGAGTCAATAGTTAAGGAAGTGGTAAAAGTTTTCATCCTTAGATGTTACTATTCAATGTTATCCGGAAGCTATGTTGCCCCTGACGATGGAAATGGAACGAACGGACAGAGTACCAGTGTTGAAAATTACACCAAAAAGGCAAACCTTATAGCTGAACTTGAAGTTGGAAACGTGGTAAGGGCATTTGAAGCAATTGGTATGAATCCATCTGAAAATTTCATTAACCAATTGTTAAAGACATCAAATGACGGTAACTCAATTATATCAGGATATTTGAGTGGTGATAAGCCAATGTTTTCAAGCAACGGAACAAATGGTAATTTAGAGTATAAGTGGATAAAGAAATCAAATTTCTATTGCTTACCTGTTGGTGTATTTACGCCATCGGTACTTGAAAATTATCTTAATGGTGCAAATCTTGGAAAAGACTATGATAAGTTCGTAAAGATAAACGATTCAGGCACGTTGATTAGCTCTTTCTGCTGCCAAGTTTATCATACCGGAGGAAAAATTAGGCAAGCCATTTCAAAATATGGCTCAGGAGATTTCAAAAATGCCGCAAAGCTATTTCCGAACTATAAGACAAAGCCGAAAACAATTGAAAATGTTATTCCTGGTGGAGAAAGCTCAGGAACATATCCAGCAATACCTTCTTATAGAAAAACCGAGGCTGGAATAACAAGTGTTTTCATGGACCCGCTTTATTATGCACAGAAAAGTCCGGAAGCAAGGGCATATCTTTTTCTTATGGGTATTCCTTTTGACAAGGAAAAGAATTTCTTCCTCCCAGAAAAGATTGAAAATGGGGATTATCCAACCCTTTTACTGTTGAGGGAAGGTGCAGTGTATTGGAGAAATGATTTTATTATAGACGCGTATGATGAAGGTGCTCCGTTGGCAGATATAATTGGAGACCCAATTACGTATAAGTACACTATAAATGGTGTTGAACAAAATGTACTTGCTGATATAGAAAAGAACGACCCTTCTTTTGGTGTTAAACGGGCTGTTGAATTTTACAATACAGCGCCTAAAAACACATCTGAGGGGAGAAGACAGACACTGATAAATTATTTTCTGAAATGGGTAACTGGCGTTGATGCTGGAAAGCGCCCAGATGCTGTAACGGCAAATGCATATTCAAAGATAGAAGTTCCTCCTGTTACGGTTGATTTCCAAACGATTGAAGACAATCTTGGACTTTTTGAAGTAAACGGTGAAACAAAACAATTATTAACACCATCCTCTTGTGTTTCAGCAATAACAGCCGAATTCGCAAGCTCATTTGCGAATGCCGGTAGGCTTAAGTCTATCTATGAGGTCGGACCAGACGACAAGTTAGGTAAATTGAACCAAAAAATCCGCACCGATGTTAGAATTAGGAAAAAAGCCGCTGATAACGCAACGATAGATATAATTTCATTCCTTGACCTTTTTGGAAAATTATACGCAGGAAACGATACAATCATTGATTTTAGTTGTCTGGATAATCCAAATTCTACCACAACCGTTCCAAGAAGTGCAATGAACGATGCTGTCTCTGCTTTTGTCAAAGGGCTTAAGGACGTATATGACGTATCAGCCAAAAAGCTTAAAGAAGCAACTGGCGTTAATAGCGAAGGAAAACAAGAAGACAAATCAGAAGAGGTCAGGTATTATGAAAACGATAGCCTTAAACTTGCCTGCTATATGGCGCTTAAAAATATATATGACAGGTGGCTCTGCAGCAGAAGACGGGAAAGTTGGTATTTTAGTTGTAAACCTGATAGAATAGTCTTAAATGGTGTAAAAAGTGATTTTACAAGGTTCTTCTATATTGATGAGTTTTACCACAATATAGGAATGCAAGTCAGACCAAATCTTACTGATTTCACAGAAATGACTTGCAGTGAAGGTGGCTTTACTGAACAAACGGATGAAAGTAGCCTTGCAGCATGCTCCATAATGAAAATTTTGAGCGATACGGCAGAAGAAGGTGGCTGTGCATTACTCACTCTTCCAACAATGTTAGGCTTGGCTAAGACATATACCGGAGAAGGCAATGCCCAAAATTCAATAGCTGAAGTTTTTAAAGCATACCCATACAATGATGCAGTAAGGAGTAATTCTGTTGAGACGAGCTTTATAGTCCTGTATTCAAATCAGAAATCTTCCATACTTGATATAGAAGATGATAAGGGCGAGATTGGCTACACTACTGATGGTTTTGATATTGCAAATACTTGGGGAGAAATCATACCTCAACCGATGTTCAATGATGGAGGAGAGGATGGATTTGTTGTGCCGTGTTTTGGCGTTACATTTGCTAAACAAAACCAGTCATATTTTAAGGATATCAGGCTGTCAATGGAAGACCATCAGGTCACTGATTTTTCAATCAGGAATGAGATTATGATATCTTACCAAAATAACCAGGGACCGAGGGAAACCACGGTTCTCGGGCAGGACCTCTATGCTGTATATTCCAATTATTCATATAGCTGTAATGTCGGAATGATGGGTGATGCTCAAATAACACCACTAATGTATTTTCAACTAAATAACATTGCAATGTGGAAGGGTGCATATCTCATTACAAATGTGCATCACGACATAACTGCACAAGGTATGGAAACAACATTTACTGGTGTAAGGCAAGCAAGACCGTCGGTTCCATTCAAGAATGATAATCTTGATATACCGTCAGCTGATATGCAGCAAAAAGTCCCACCGGCAAAGAACCAGGAACCAAATAATACGCCAGATGGTCCAGACAACACGCCACTCAGACCACTTGACAAAATTAATGTTGAAGATGTAAAGAGCATAATTTTTATACTTGACAGAACTTCATTAATGACAAGCGGAAAATGGATTAACGGGTTATTCTCGGTTAGAGTTTATTATAATGATGATAGGAGGGAAGATTATCAGGATATTGCATTAACGATTGAAGCCACAAGAGGTCTAAAGGGACAGATTGAAAATTTCACCCCGGAACAGAACGAAGTCTATTTCTCAATTCCAAAGGGCCGTTATGCCAAGGTATTTATAGAAAATGCCCCGGTTGGACAGGAATACAGAGACCCGAACGATACCTTCTATAAATTTACAGATGGAAAACACATAACGGTTAACGACATGAGGCTTGGTTTCAAGAGCTGTGAAATAATAACCGGAGAAACGGACTATAAATTGTTTGAATCTGGCGGTTTCAAAGATGTTAGCTTTGGCGGAGCCTCACCGATAATGCTTTTTGCAAACGATAGTACTGATATAAATAAACAGTTTGACAGAGATGAAATAAGGGCAACTTACAGGGAAATATTTAACCTTGCAAAGAGAATGAATGAGGCAAAAAAACCATTGTCTTTCCTCGTCAATGAATCAAAAACAATAGACTATGATAAGATACAGGAAGAGGTGATTGACGAATAATAGTTTGTTTTTATTCAGAAAAAATTGTATTATTATTTTGGACGCTAAGTACTGGAATAATGAAATACATCGCTAACATACTGACAGACGAGCCTTTTAACGAGGGTGAGCTTTATAATGTTGTCCGGGATAAGGGAAAACTTATCCCGGACATTCCTACTTTAATAATTGGGTGGGAAAGGACAAAGACTGAATATCCGGACGCGTCTATCATTGAATGGAAAGTCGCAGACAATGTTTACTGGACTTATGGAAAATATGAAAGGAGGGACAAATACGAGGTTAACATCAAGAAATTTCAGGACCTGTCTTTCAAAAAGTTTGTAGAGTCTCTTGAATATGTGTTTTATGATGTTCTTTTAACACCGCCAGAAAGGTTTGAATCGTTCCTGACATCACTTGGGTCGGATAATCAAAAAACAATTTACGTCATCGGAGATATGATGTACTTATATTATAATGGTACAAATAAAGTTGTCGGTTTGTCGCTAAGGGATTGTGATTATCTTAATGAATTTACGAAGAAAAGAATATTTTCGTCGGTTTATAACAGCAATACAGTTAATTTGTTAAAAAACAACGATGAGATATCAAAAGAAATAAGGTATAAGGCAAAAGGACGTGCTTATATTTTGCCGTATCTATACTCCTAAACGCCGCTATTTTCACGTTTTAGAAAAATAATACTATTTATAGTAAAAATATACACATGGCTTTCATTAAACAAGTTACAAAATACAAGAGAAAGGGCATGCCTGTGAACTATGAAAAACCACAGGAGTCAAAAGTCATAGAGGCAAATGAAAACGTTGTACCAAAGAATAATTCAAAGAAATTGAATGAAGAAATGGACGAGAGAGTTAACAAGGCCGAAGAAATCATGAACAACATGAAGGCGGCTAACCACGTAAAGGTTGTCAAGAAGGACAAGGGTCTTATTGAGAGAACCGAGAGTTCAAAGATTGTTCTTACCGAAGATAATAGGCAAGTTCTTAATGACTAATATGGACAAGAAGTTTTTAGAGGAAAAGGGCTTGCTCAAAGAGGCAAAGCGTTTCAATTATATTATGGAATATGTAACTGGTGGCGACAACAGTATTGAGGAGGTTGACGGAAACGGAGACGGACTTGACGATGCTACCGGAATGGCAGACCCGATGGCCGCTGGTGGTTTAGCTGGCGACCCAGGTACCGGACCCGCAGCCGGTGCGATGGCTGGACAAGACCCTATGGCTGCCGGTGCGATGGCTGGACAAGACCCAACAGCCGCTGCCGGTGCTGCTCCTGGTGCTGACCCAGCTGCTGGTGGAGAGCAAGGAGTTCCTGGATTTGACCCTCAGCCAGTCGGAAAAGACGAAGACCCTAATGCAACTGCAGAGGAGAGTTTTGATGAGGCAACGCCGGATAATCAAGAGGGTGGAGAAGATGAGGAAGTCATTGATGTAGATGAACTTGTTGACGGCCAGAAGAGGAATGAGGAAGCAATTGACAAACTTACCGACAAGTTTGAGCATTTCCTTGAAAAATTCAGCGAGTTTCAGGGTGAGCTGAAATCAAACGCTGAATTCATGGAGAACCTCCAGTCAGAATTTGAAAAGAGGAATCCAACCTCTGTTGAAAAGCTCACGATGCGCTCACTTCAATCAAAACCGTTCCAGGAAACCCCGGAAGAATACATGGCAAACGACGCTCCGGAAAATTACAGTCCAGAAGACGACCAGAACGGAGTTGGAGAGCCGAGATATACGATTACAAGAGACGACGTACGCAATGCTACTGATTACTCAAGCATCGCTAAAACTTTGAGGGACAATGAAAATTCAACCCTAAAAACTTTGCTTGGGCTTTAATAAAACGTCAAATATGAACTATTTATGGGTATAGAAGAAATTCTATACCCTTTTGTTTTTACGATAATTTTCTGTACATTATAGGTACAGTTCATAGTTTATACAACAAATAATAACTTTAACAAAATTTTTTTAACAATGGGTAACTTAATTAACTTACCGAACATTACACCCGAATCTATCGTAGTCACAAACGACAGTTCAAGCAATTACACAAGACCAAATGCATTCAACGAAAAGAACTATCTGAATGTTCGTTTGGATGAGAAGAATGGCGAGAAACAAAAGACTCTGACAATCCGCCTTCTTCCTATGGACCTTGAAACCGGAAATCCTTTCGTTAAGGTACACATGCACAACGTACACGTACCTAAGGAGGTTTCCAAGAGTGGTTACAAGTCCTACATCTGCCTTTCAAAGAACAAGGATATTGACCATGAGAAGTATGGCAACAAGTGTCCGTTCTGCGAGCTTAACCAGAATGCATATCAGGAATCACTGAAAGAATCTGACCCTATCAAGAAGAAGAATTTCCAGGACATTTCCATTGCCAACAAGAGCAATGAGGCTGTCATAGTCCGTTGTATCGAGCGTGGAAAGGAAGATGAGGGTGTCAAGTTCTGGAAGTTCAACATCAGAAGGGACAAGACCGACCCGTATAACGCTATCATCAACCTTTACAACATGAGAAAGGAAGAGGGTGAGCGTGCCGGACAGGTTTTGAATATTCTTGACATTTACAACGGTCGCGACCTTAATGTTACTATCACTGAGGGTAACGCAGCTCCGCAGATTCTTGATGCGTCACTAAGCACCCCTCTTTCCAGGGATGAGGAACAGATGAAGAAGTGGATTTATGATGAGAAGAAGTGGCAGGACGTTTTCTCAACCAAACCTTACGAGTACCTTTCTCTTATCAGCCAGATGAAAATTCCTTGGTATGACAGAGAACAGGGCAAGTGGGTTGACAAGGAAGAGATTGATGCCAAGAAACAAGGCCAGGCCGCACAGGTAAACGAGGCTAACGCTGAGATTGAAAAGGCCATGGCAACCGCTGGCGTCGCCCAGGCTCCAATCGCTCAAGAGCCAGTACAAGAATCCGCGCCTGTCAAGGACTTCACTGATTCATTGATTATGAAGGATGAGGAAGATTTGCCATTCTAAAATAATGTTATCCCGGACTAATAATCTGGGATAACTTTTCTAATGTTTTTTTTTCTTTTTATAGTATGTTTTTATGTATTTTTTTTCGG